GAAGCCCCGATCAAGATGATTCTGCAAAGCATGGAACTGTATTGCAAGATCTTCGCCTCCAATCATGCGATCTCGCTGTATCGTTACGATCTCTTGTGTACGCCCTACAGATCTTTGTATTGAGCCAGTCAGAGAGACAGCATCAACAGCCTCGACGGATATATCACTGTACATTTCGCCCAGTGCCTCCCCGAGATCGATTGTTACTAGCGTCGCCCCATTTAATGCGCCAAATGGCTCCGGTGTGAAATAGAATTTTGCGTTGCCCATTATCGCCCTCCGAATAGACTACTTGACGACGTGCCGAATTGATTATTGAATCTGATTTCTATCTCTCTTACAAGAGCGTCGACAGCATTGCGATCCACGACTGCGCTGTTAATGTTGATCGTCATGCCTCCGCCTGTGGTTCTATTGAGTTGTCGATCGACTTGCTGCGGACGTTGTCCACTTTGCGGCACGACAAACTCGCCGCGGTGTAACATAGCGAGCCCGTCTTGCATTCCCGTAAACCTGATCCCACCTTGCGCACTGGGTACGAATCGACCGCCGCCCATAAAAGAGGCTGATACATTTGGATCGAAAAAATCAGATATAAATGATCGGCGTCGTTCTCTGCGCTGCCCTCTTGTCGTGCTGTCGAAAAACTCCCCTGCGCTAACAATACTTTGAATAAAATTTTGAAATAGCAATTGGACGCCATCAACAAAAGCCTCTGCAATCGCAACGCCTAATTGTGGGGCAATCGATAAGAAGAGTTCAGGCAAAAAAGAGATCCCTACTTTGATAGCCTCAGCCTGTGCAAGTGCCTCTTTGCGGATCTGTTCAGGTCCCTTTTCTAACACTCTTTCACCTAGACTTTGTAAGATGCCAGTAATAGCACCCGCAACGGGTGAGATTAAGCCAACAATCCCAGCAGCATCTAGAGATACAATTGTTTGAAATTTACTTACTTTTTCTAATCGTTCGGCAAGTTTATCTTTTTCTGCCCGTTCTTGCTCTTGCTTTGCTCTTGCCCGTTCTTGTCTTAGTCGATCCTCTGCTTGATCTCTAAGTTGTTCATTTTTTTCTAACTCACTGGCTAACTGTTGATCTCTAAGTTTTGTTAACGCTGCAAGAGCCGCATTTGCAGATTCAAGATCTCCTGAAATTTCTAGTAAATCAAATAATTTTTCGGCTTGCTTTTCATAAGTTAAAAGTATTTGTAAGCCTGTACTAAGTTGCTTAAACTCAGCCTGTTCAAGCATCTTTTTGATCTGCTCTTGTGCTTTGAGTGCCTTTGCCTGTTCCCTGTCTTTTTGTCGCTGTATCTCCGCTTCTCTTCTTAGTCTATCCTGTCTCGCCTTTTCTCTTTCTGCACGCTGTCTTTCTTGCTCATTGATTTGCGCCGTTTGAAGTAAGATTTGCTCGTATTGCCTTTGCTGCCCACTAATTGCAAGAACCTCCTCTTGTGCAGTTTGCAATCGTGTTTTGTCAATCTGTTGAGTCTCTTCAAGAGTCGCCAGGCGCTTTCTTGCTTGATCTTCTTGAAAAGTTATATCTTCAAACTGTTGCGGCGCGCCTGCGATTCTTTGAGTCAACGATTGCTCTATTGCCCGCTCTTCTTTCATCAATGCAATTTGTAGTCTCAACTGTGCGATCTGTTCTGCACGGGCTGCAATTGTGTCTTTAATTGCCTGCTCTTGTTGCTTTTGTGATTCTGTCGCATCTTTACCGAATTGCGTGGCTGTTTGTGTGGCTGCTCTTTGATCTGCCTCAAACTGTGTAATTTGTCCCGTCAATAATTGAAGATTTATTCTCGCTTGATCCACTTGCTGATAAAAGCCGATTAGAGATTGTGCGGCGTCATCTGCGCTTTTTGTCTGTTCTTCAATTACTTTGTTAGTTCGTTCGATTACATCTGCAAGTTCTTGTTCTCTAGCCTCTGCCTCTTCTGCTTCTCTTTGAAACTCAAAGATCGCCGCACCCGCTGCAACTGCAATCGTTGCAGTAATAGCAAAAGCAGGATTTAAGAATCCAGTCAAGGCCCGCCCTGTTGCCTCTGCAATACTTGCACCGTCAGAGATTGTAAAGAATAGCGACCCGAGCGCAGGAGATAGAGCGCTCGCACCTTGCCCCAAATCGGCAAAAGTCCCATCAAGATCTCGCCCTGCTCTTCTCAGATTCCGAGCCTGACTAGATGTCTGTTTTGCTTGTGTCTCTATGCGCTTCAATCCTTGCACGGCCTGTTTACTTGAAGTATCCAGCCGATCGAAGTTTTGACTTGCCTCTTTTGCCTCGTTGCCCGTCTTGTCAAGTGCAGCCTGTGCGCCTTTTGCATCTACTTTCAACACATATTGTACAACTGTATCCTTTGCCATGTTTGATCCTCTGTTATGCGCCTATCATAGCCGATTATATCAAGACTAGCACAGAAGAGATTTTCATCCTATTATATCGATCAAGTCAGTCAGTGAGACAGTCGGCTGCACGCCTGTCTTCTTGTATCGCTTCAATAGGCGATTCATGCGAGCGCCTCTGTGCTTGATACACTTGAGGCAGATCATCAAATCAAACCAGTCTAACTTTGCAATCTCACTGGGTAGTGTGCCATACATGCGGGCGATGATGTCTATGATATGGAAATACTCCTCACTGTCTGCGAAAGGTTTGCAGCCGTTTGACCGCTTCCCCCTGTCCTTTGAGTGCTTTGTCAAGAATCGCAGTTCGGTCTTCTTTTGACAGCATGCCGATCCACAACATATTACGCTCGGGATTCTGCTCTTGTTGTGTGAGTACAATCTGTATCCGCTCCCACTGTTGATCGTCGCCCGCTCTCTTAGCCTGTGTGACACATTGCGCAATGATATGATCTTGACTCTGTGCAATCTTTTCTATTTGCTCAGGTCGTATCTTAGCCAGCATTTTGTAAGCCTGATCAAGTGTTTCCTCATTTGGATCGTCTTGCAGTGCTTCAGACATCTTTTGGAATCGGCCGATCTCGCCTGTGCTGGCTAGTGCTTGCAATAGGAGAGAATTTGCGAGGCTGGCTTTTTCTATCTCGGCCGGCGACAGTATGCGCCCCTTGATCAGCAACTGCCCCGCGAATATCTCCAGTTCAAACTGACTGACTGACTGTACTTCTTGTAAAAAATCTTTCAACATAGGATCTCCGTTGTGTGTTGATTCTCTCGATAGTTTAACGGATTGAGGATCATTCATCCCATAAAAAATACATTTATTTGGTATTATTTTGTGTAAATATATTGACATATTAAAAGTAATTCTATAATATAAGAGAGTACACAACGTACAAACAACAAAACAACAACGGAAAAACAATGTTACAACTTTTGAAAACTGAAAAATGCAAATTCTTTCCATCATATGACAGTGAGCAGAAAATATGCTTTGCGATCTCCGCTAGAGTTATTGGGACTTTAGAGGCGGAAAGAGGCTACAGATTTGAATACAATGGGAAATCAAAATCAAAAACTATTTTTCGATATACTGTCAGAGTGACATACAAAGGCAATTTATTAATTAAAGATTTCGAAGTTTATGGGCAGTATTCTGATGCAACAGCAAAAAATAATTATTGCATTTACGGAGAGACTTACGAAACATCTAAAGCAGCAAAAAAAGCCGCGATGGAATGGCTATCCTCAGAACTAGTAAGAATTGAAAATGCACAATAAATAATCAATCAACATCGGGCGGCTACGGTCGCCCACTTACAACAACGGAGCACAAAATGACAAACTTTTTTAAATATGACTATTCCTATTACATGCATCACACAGACGAGTATAATACTATAGCCGATTACATTTGGGAAATGAGCAGAGATGAAATCGAGTTTCAGGCTATGTCGAATCATGAGTATAGTTTTGGTGAATTGAAATACAGAGCAGATGTAATAATACACAGTATTAGAGTGATTAGACATACAATCAGAGATAGTCAACTTGATGCATATATAGAAGTTGAATATGAAATTACAACTGATTAGAAGGTGTAATTACAACAAAGCAAACTTACAACAACAACGGAGCACAACATGAACAGACAACAAGCAAAGCAACTCGGACAGGCGATCGGGTTCTCAATGTGTGGATTGATGACATACTTGATCGGGTGGTCACTACTTCGAGCACTGGCAAGCACAGCACTCTAAAACAAAAGACCGCACCCCAACAACAACGGAAAAGGGGTGCGGTCAGTATGTCAAGATACAAGAGCAGTCTAACAGGCTGCTTTTGTTGTGTCAAGCGTTAAGGAGTATCGCCATACAATCCATTTGCTGAGCCGTTCTTGATTTCAATAGTCAATCCGGCGTTTGTGGCGTTTGCTGTGCCTCTGAATGTAAATGTGCGCTCTACACGCCCAAAGGCGGTTATATTGTCGTTGTAGTCTTCAATCGTAGCGTTTGACAGTGTCATTTTGAAATGGTGATTTGTGTCGGCTGTACGTGTGAACTGTAAAGACACGTCGTCTTGTGTTCCAGCAAGTGATGCATTGTACAGTGTATTATCTGTTACGTCACAGGTCACCGTCATTGTAACTTCTCGCAGATCGGTAAATACTGGCTCGCCTGTCAGTTTGGAGCCGAGCAAGTTGCGGCGATCAATGGCGTTTGATAGTGTCAGTTCAAAAGATCGAATGTCTAGTGACGTCGGAGAGAATGAAGATCCAAGACTCAAAGATCCAGCCTCAAAGTGTAAGATCTCGTCATGCGCTGGAAAGTCGCTCGCAATATTAGTTGTTCTAGTATCTGCATCTTTGCCGATCAAATCAAACGAGATTGTCATTTCTGATCCGGCTTCTGCGCTGATCGTCATGGTGTTGACTTTCATGCCAAGAAAATCCTCGCGGCTGTTGTTTAAGTTTGTACCGCGTTGAAATTGGATCGTCAGTGATGGCAGAGTTGAGGCGGGTGTATACGTGTGTGTATATGGGCCGGGACTTGATCCTGTTGTGGCAAGTGCGCCGAGTGCCGCTTTAATCAGTACCCCGATCCCGTCATAGTATGCAGGAATGTCAATTGAGCCGCCTGCATTTCTGAATCCTTCAAAAGTACCGGACTGCATCCCGCTTGTGGGTACAGATAAATGTGTTGTGCGCTCTCTTTCCTGTACGATTTGGAGAGTGCTGCTGATCATTCTGATGTCTTGGGTTGTAGTCGCCTGTTCGGTTCCCCATGTGGATTCCTCCCCGACTCTTAGAAATGAATTTTGTGCGAATAGAATAGACATGATTGCCCCTATGGTAAAAGATTAATTACTCTCAAAATAGCACGTATTTGGAAGAGTTGTCCTAGTGTTGTAGAGATTTGGATTGCTATAGCGTAATCTGTGCCACTGTCGCCCGCCTTATATGTAGCCCTGACAAATCCATTGCCGAGCCTTGTGCTGGCTATGTCATAGCGTGCGCTAGCATCTGAGCCGCTGCTGTCGTATGAAAACACCTGCACATAATCGATCCCCTCTTCATCGTTGCGCTCGTTATATGGGCTGATCCGTTTTGCAAAGTTTTGATTGATTAAGAAGTACACGTGTACTTCATCTGTAGATGCTTTAATAAACGACTGTACAGGGCTATCTAAGGCGCTTTGGCTGGCTTGCTGACTTACTACCCTTGAATGTGGTGCTGAAAGCATTATAAAGCCATTCTTGGCGCTTGTAATGGTTACGCTTGTGCTGTGGTCTGTCGTTTCGTTTGGCTGAAAGAAATACACATAGGCAACAGCAAAAGAATCATCGTTCTTAATGCTTAGGCTGTCGATCTGTAGTGTTAATGTTCTTGTGCTGTAGTTGGCTCCCGCTTTACGGGCAAAGTTAACTTTTACACCCTCTGAATCAGTTACAACTACATCTTTGAAATCTGATCGGATGTTGTCCCAAAAATCATCCCAATCCGGCGGCACTTCAAACTCGGCGTCGATCGTTGCTGTTGTGCCTGATCCGCCTGTGGCGTTGATTCCTACAATCTGACGTCTTCTATATTCTGCATCAAACCATGTCATATCTAGATCCCTGTTCTACTTTGGAATGTTACTGTGACCTCAATATAACCGATCGCAACGTTATCGAGTCCGAATCTATCGCCCTCGATTGCTGTAAAGTTGCAGATCACATTGTCGATCGTTCTTGTCGTGTCCGGATTCGCCAGCCCTAAGAATCGATCCGCCGTGATTTCTTTTATGATGTCGCTTGTTAGATTCAGGATATTTTTGGTACGGTCCGCAAGATTCGCACCACCACAAAAGCAGTAGATCTCAAAGCGTCCATTCATTCGATAAGATGCAAGATTCAATCCCTGTTCTGTGGTGTAATCAATAAATGAGACACTAGCGTAAGGGATTCTCGGAGGATCAAGCAGAGCGCCAATAACGACACTATTACGCATATCAAGCCCACTGTGACCAGCAGAGAAATCCTTTGCCGCTTTGCCTTGGAGCGCCTCCAATACTCTGTAAATCGTTGCATTTGACATCTTTAATCCTTAATCAGTGCGATGCGGAGAAGGTCCTGTAATTTGGGCTGGATCTCTTGTTGTTGCTTTTCAACACTACGAGCCAGGAATAGACGCGGCTTTATGTATCTAGTGCCGAACTCAATGAAGCGTGCATATTCCAATTCAGCGCCGCCAAATTGCCCGCCTGCCTGTAGTATCGCTGTTGGCTTGCCGTCTACCACTGCAAAGCGTCCCGCAATGCTTTGACGCAGTCGCCCCGTTTGATTGTTGAATCTAGAAAATGCAACTTGCTTAGATCGTCCCTCCATTTGTAGAGCGGCAATCTTTAGGCGCTTTTCTAACTGATTCAGCAGGCGAGTTTTAGCCCCTTTCATTTGCGGAGACAGTTGATCAAACTCCATCACCGCCCCCTATATGATCACGACTGAATTACGATATGGATACAATATTTGTTTTACTTCTTGCGGGATCGTATTGGGCAAATATGAAGTTGTCGCCTGTCTGACTGTCTGACTCTTCTTGCCCTGGCTTGTCTTTGCTCTGTGCAGTTGAGAGGCATAAACACAAACGGCATGCACAATATCCTTATGATACAAAGTAAATCCAAACGTGCCCACAACCTTATTACCCCTATACGCTTTTGTGAATCCTACAGTGCTTGTATTTGTTTTGATGATTAACAAGCCCTGTTGTTTGTCGATCTCATATTCGTCGCTATTTACTTCAGTGTCTGCGCCGTATACACGATCAGGATCTGCGTGTACGCTGGTGATTGTTACAACTGGCCTAAGTGGCAATTGTAAAACGCTGATATCATCAATCCAGTATGAATCGATATACAGCGTGTAAGTGTTTACATCTAGTTTCGGCGTGTTGCTACTGTCAGGCGAAGGAAAGCCGAGGAAACGTGCGATCGTTGCCTCGACTCTATCTAGTAAATTGGATAGTTCTGTATCGCTGCCTGTGCCTGTAACTTCAGGCAAGTACTCCTTCAATATATCGGTTGTAACAAGAGGCATACATTTCTATCCAAAGTCAGTCAGTTAGTTAGTAAGAGCGTGCTTGACGCAAGTGCAAAGAAACTCCAACGTCAGCAGTAACACCGGCGCCGGCTTTTCCTAAACGAACTTTTAATGCTGTGCCAGCCTCAAAGATTGCCTTGTCAGTATTGCCTTGATCAATCATATCAGCAGGAGCGTCAGCGGTGAGTGTGCCTTGTGCGCCTGTTGCTGTTGAGTACTTAAATAACTCAGTTGCTTTGTCGTTTCCGATCACTCTGATCTCTGCATAGTTTGAAGCGTGACCAGTGACATCTGCCTCAATAGCGACAACTTTGCAAGCGATAACTTCAACACGTTCATGAAATACAAGAACAAATTCATCAGCATTTGAGCCTGTGGCTTCAAGGTGTACATTTTGCGGATAATAGTAAGACATTATATTCTCCAATAAAGGGGCGGGGAGCAGTGCCCCCCTATTTATTCATAGATTAAAGATTGAAACCGAATGCAACGTTTTTAACATCAGCAGCGTCAAGACTATCGAAAGTCAAGCGCTCAGTTGCAACCATATTATAGGCGCCGCTCTTGATGTCTTGCTCTTGTTGGATTGAGATACCACGACGTGCAAAGATGTTCCAAGAGTCACGAGAAACGCAAAGCATCCCAGTTGTTGTCTTGGTTACGTTGTCATACTTTCCACTTGTCGCCAAGTCATCAGACAAGAAACGAGAAACAACGATCGGCATGCCGAAGATCGATCCCATTTGACCGCTTAAGATTGTCGCTTGTGGTCCGAACTTGTCAAGAGTGATCACTTGGTCAAGTCCCATCAAGTTCTCGTAAAGAGCCTCAGGAGATACGATCAATACTTTGTCAGCGGCTGCGTATTCGCCCAACTTGCTAATCAACTCTAGCAACTTAGTAGCCGAGAAAGTGTTGATGTCAAGTGTAGTGCTCTTATCAAAAGCAGCAGCACGCAAACCAGTCCACAGGCGTCTATGGTCGTTTGAGCCACCTAAGCCGCTGCCCCATCTTTCGCGTATGTTCCAAGAAGCGATCGCATCTTGATGAGTAGCAGCAGCGTCACCATTGATCAAAGCATCTTCAACAGCATCACGCATATCTTTAGCGATCATGCGTTGCATTGCAGGCAACAACAAAACAGCAGAATCTTCGATCAACTCTTCGTCAAGAATGTAACGAGTTGATAAGCCTTTTGCAGTGATTTGAGCCTGTCCCATTTGAACAGTAGATACAGGGTACAATGCTGGATTGTCGCTGCTTACGGTGCCTTTGATGTAAGGACGTCCGCCGCGATTGATACGTGGTGCAAGCATTGTATTGCTAGTCATTTGTACTTCAGAGAACAAAGAACGAACTACAGTTGGAACTTGATATTCCATGTGCAACTCAGCCAAGAACTGATCCGGAATCAATTCAGCACCAACGCCGGCGCCGTCATAGTTTGCTTTTGAAACTTGAGCAGCGATTGAGCGAGGAGCAACAGCCAAATGACGGGCAATAGCAAGATCCAGTTTTGGAGTGCTTTGATCGCCGACAAGCATGCTTTTAACCATCATGCGATCGTTTGCAAGACGCTTCATTTCGACGTGCCAGTTTGACAAGTTCTCGTCTGTATCCAACAAGCCGGATTCTGTTACAGTTTGTACGCCTGTAGCAGTTTTAACTTGGGTCTTTCCAGTGGTCCAGCGGATAGTGCCGTCTTTGTTTACAAACTTCTTGAGTTCTGAATCAGTGCCGGTAACTTCGACAGAATCAGCACGATACACTGATTCCTCCATAAGGCGCTGGGCTTCTTTCAAAGACTTGACTTGTTGCTCGATGTTAGCAACTTTCTCGTCTTGATTATTTCGGAGGCTTTTCAACTCTCCCATAATTTGTTTAACTGCATCAATGTTCGACATAATTACTCCAATGTCTATTTGTTAAATTGTCTAAGTTCTCTTAGGAAGTCATCAAGAGACATGTATTTTTCCTCGTCTTCGCTGTCTTCCTCTTTCATTTTATCTTTTTCATCTTCGCTGTCTTCATCATCGTGATATTTTTCTTCATCATCATCATGATATTTTTCTTCATCGTGATCGTCAGTGTGTTCTCGCTCGACTTCTTCCTCTTCCTCTTTATCGCCCATAATCTCCATAATCTGCTCATGTGACTCAAAAGGCATGTATACAGTTTCACCGTCAAGAGTATGTTCATGTGATCCACTCCCGCCCATCTCTTCCGCCTTTTCTTCGGCTTCTTCTTTACTGTTGTATAGAGGCATTTCTATTCCATCGGTAACCATTGACCCCACAAGTTCACGCAATACCTCAGGAGTATCGGCGCTCTTTTGCGGCTGTGGATTTGCCTTTGCAAACTCTACAATTACAGTGTTAGATTTTGTCTCTGTGATAGATACAACTTTATTGCTTTGAATCAGGGATTTTGCAACGTCGGCAAGCCCGATCTCTCTAGTGAATTGCTTTGACAAGGTGGCCTCATTGTTTGCGGGTATTGTTACGATCGATACTTCTAGAAGTTCGGACGCCTGAAAGTATTGCCCTGACTTTCCATGATAAGGATGATCAGTAGGCAGACTAGAACGAGCGATAGTTTTACTCGGCTGGAATCCGACTGATACAGCGTTGATATAACCATCACGCACTTTTTGCTCAATCGTTTTCGCCATGTCGTCTTTTTGGTCAAATTCCACCTCGAGCATAAGTTGTTCGTTTTCGACATAGGCTTTGCCCTTGCCGATCGGCATCTGACTAGGATTGTGATTGAATAGCACAACAGGATTTCTATTGTAAGCACGCAGATCCCAGCCCTTTTGATCTACGACATCGCCATATCTATCGGGTGACGCTGTAGACGCTACAAACTTGATCGGCTTGTCTTGTGTCGTCTGCTTTGCTTGGAAGTTCTTAAAATGCATTTGTGCTCCTCTCAGATATGGTATAGCATACAGGATCTAGTGTCGAATAATTATTTGCGCTCTCTATATTTCTCATAGCACTCTTCAGAGCCATCTAGGAACGATTCGCAATGATTGATTATGATCTGAGAGTTCGCTACGTTCGCAATTTCTTCACACTCTGCGCCGCTTGTTTTCGCTTCAACTCCCCGCCCCATAACACGACAATACATTTCCCTACAAAGCAAGTCCCCGTTTTCTTTGATGTATTCAGCGCTGCAAGGTTCGACGAGCAAATCAAGGTTTGTCAGTTGCTTTGCTACATCTCCAACCGGATCAGCAGGCTCAACGATAATCGGGCTAACTGGCTGACTGACTGGCTCTTTTTTGTCCTTTGTTATGATTAGGGTACTGACTCCGCCAATAATGACACCGCTGAGCCCAATTAAGAAATACGCTGTTAACATGCTGATCTCCTTAAGTTGCATTTAATCCTCTATGATAATCGGGGCAATAGTACAGCGGCAGTTGATATCAAGGGATGCAACACCAAAAGAGGCTGGAGCAGGTCCCGCATATCCATCGACTTTGAAATCTTGATCAACAGGGATCGGCGGCTGGCTTCCGAGTTCCGCATGAGTTTCCCGCACGTCCGCATCCCTTGAATCAATCCAATCTTTCAGCACCTTGACACCTTCTTGATCTTCAAATTGCCTGTAAGCGTCATTTGTTGCCGTATTGATCGCCTTTGTGGTTTCAGTCTGTGCGATGCGCTGCGCTCTTTTGGCGTTGAATGTCGTTGCTTGTCGTATGTTTTCGGCGATCTCTCTGTTGCTTAGTCCTTTCTCGATTCCCGCCCTAACCAGCCTTTTAACTTGCTTTTCATTTGTTGCATTGATCTGTTTTGCCATTGTCAAGATTTGACTTTCCATAATCTTACGCTCTCCAAACAAGAGATCAAGAGGTCTCGATCTTCCTGTCATATCATAGAGTTGTGTAACGGTGTCGTTTCCAGTCAACATGAAGATCGTACGATATGCACGCCCGATCACTTTTTGGATCTGTGTAATCTCAGCAGCACGCCCGAGAATCGTTGTATAATTGATCGCCTTGTTTTGTTGTTGGTTTATAATCGCCTGTGCTAGTGTCTCCGCTCGTCTAGCGTATCGATCAGCAGCATCATCAAGATAAATCTCTACAGCCCTTTTCATTGCTCTCTCAGCCGGTACAACTTGACGCTTGATCCACTGTCGCCAATACAAATCCTTTTGTGCTTTTGTCATGGATTGCGATAGATTCCGCTTTTCTGTAAGTCGCTTCTTTTCATCGCTAATCACTTTACGCATGTGCGACAATCCACGAGATCCAACGACTAGCCATTTGATCTGAGCAACTACACCAGCAAGCCGGAAATCTTTCAGATGACGCGCCGCCCATGCCTCACGGGTACGGATCGCGAGTTCTTCGGTTCGTGTCTCTGCGACGCTGCTGCTACGCTCTGCAATGGGTTTCAGTCTGTTGTATTGCTTGTTACCGAGGATGTTGCCGCCCTTGCCCCATATTTCGGGCCACTCCTCTTTCAGTTTCTGCGCCTCGTCATGTGGGAATCTCTCATACTCTGAATTGCGAAGCGCGACTTGCTGATCGTCGCCATCATTTGGGAAGTTTGTGGGATCTTTGTCTCCGACGCTTCCCCGCGTTTCTAGTGCGTCAATCTTTTTTTTTTCATCCTTACCGGACATCGGGTGATCTTTGGGCAATAGATCCGTGTCATGTTTGCCGCTTCTGTATTTGCCGTTACGGAGTGCGTAGAGATACGAATTTACCCGAGCCATCGCCCACTGTTGCGGACTGCTGATACCGGGACGCACCGAAGCCGGATTATTACGGAAAGCCCCAATCCCTCGCCAATATACGACAGCGAGCCTAAACTTTGTAGTTGTCTTAGCCTTGTTTTGATTCACGTCCTCATTGTGATCAGTCGCCTTCTTCTCGAGTGCCGTTTGTGTAGCGCCAGGCAGTTCGTTAAATGCCTCTTTCATGTTGCCTATCTTGGCAAGTTCGTCTTCTTTTGCACGCTGCACAAGGCTTGTCAGTGCTTGCTCGATCGCTTCTTCTGACTGACTGGCTTGATCTTTTGTCTCTCCAAATGGGGAATCAGTCAAGCCCTCGTAAGCATACGCCTCAGACGCTGTCATGCCTGATTCAATGTGTATTCTGATCCGCTCGAGTTTCTCAGTGCGTACAGACTGCAAAGCGTCGACGCCCGAAAAGTCGATCTCTACATAGAACGACGGATCAAACATTTGAGCGATTCGTGTCATTAACTGCTCAAGTTTTCGCGCCCGTTTCTGTTGTATCTCGTAATACGTGATCGTAGCCTGTCGGGCCGTGGCATAGTTTGCATCTGGGAGGCCTAGCACAGTAGAAGGCACGCCACACACAGCGCTAATGTTTTCCCGCACCATAGATCTCAGTGCTTGAAACTCGAGATCCCTCGGAGATAGATTAAGCGTTTCAACTTTGATCTGTCC